GTTGTGATCAGCCACTAGATGTCAAGCTAGTGGAGGGCGTCTTTTAAAGACATACGCCCCAGGTCGTTAGGAAACCCACTACTGCCCCGGGTCAAGGGGCAGGCTGGGTTGGTAAAACATAGGTGGTAAACCATTGAAATAAAACAAATTGAAGTCTTCTCCGGCTGATACAAACATTCTCAAGAAAGAGTCGTCACCATCAGAGCGTGATTGAGGAATCACACCTTGAATGATGAAACTCGGTTGCTCGATAAGTCGATCATAACCGGCCTCTAACCATGTAGGATAAAACCTATATGGTGAGTAAAAGGGTACTTCTGCGGAAATCAATGGATTTACATTTGAGTTTCCAACAAATAAACCATTTAGTGCAGTACCTTGCTCCTCCTCTAATAATGATATTGCTATATTATGTAAAGGTTTAGTTATATCACGCAATTGCTCAGTCTTTTGAGTGCGTGATGATAGTGGAGAACGGGAGACAAGTACTGAAACTGAGTTATATCTGTCATCACCTCCAGCAACATGTAAAGTTGAGGCATCGACGGTCCAACGAATGGATCCTCGCCAACCTGCAAACATTTGAGTTACATAGTTGATGTAAGTTGTGGAAACTGGCAAATATTTCTGACCATTAGAATACGTTAACACTTGAGAATTCGCGAACAAATTCTCTGAATCAGGAAGTCTACCTCCTAATCCAGGCATTGCCGTTCTGGTAATCAAGAATCTGGATGTTTCTTGAAGTTCCTGAATTGGAATGACCTCAGATAAAACAGTTCGTTTAAGCATTTGACGAAATGAGCCAATCACTTCGCCAAAGAACAATTTCGTTGTATCTGGTGTGTCAATCAAAGCATCTGCCATTGTATCTATGGTCGGGGGATCCACGACGGGATTGTCGCAACAATCCATGTCTTGCATCGGGTCCCCGTCTGCCATTTCTGGGATACCCATTTCTGGCAAGTTTCTCTGTGGGTTGGTTGCATTTCGAAAACGCCAAGCCGCCAATCTGCTATTCGGTTGGGCAACTTCGAAATCATCCAACATTGAAACAAACACGTTCACTTGAATATCTGCAACAACTGTACCAGGTACTGAAAGTTCATTCAAAACATAGACACTTATCGTGCCATTCGTTCGATCAACATTACGAGGTAAAGTAGTGGTATTCGTTGTAAACGGATTAGCTGTCAATAAAGGTTGTTGGTAAGGTAAATTTTGAGCCCATCCCACATCCACTGTAAAATCCTTTTCATTTGAAATATCATGAATAGTGGTGTAGTGTGTGTTGTAATCAGGTCTCAAAGAACCACCTGTCGGATCATACACAATGCGAATTCTTCCTTTGTGATAG